CTCTTATCACATATTGTAAAAGACAACTGGGAGAACCAGTTCTTCAAATCAATATTGATGATGAGCAGGTAAGCAACGTTATTGACGATACTATTCAGTTCTTTCAAGAGAACTGCTATAACGGTATGGAGCGTTGCTATCTGCGTCACGAGATTACTTCTGCCGATAAGACAAGATTAGATGATAAAGTTACAACCACAAATGGAACTACAAACTGGGAGGAAGCAACGAATTATATTCCAATCCCAGATCATATTGTGGGTGTTAGTAAAGTATTTGGAGTGGTTGGAAATAGCATTCGCAGCAATTTATTTGGTATCGAATATCAGATCTTCCTTAATGACCTCTACGCTTTCGGATCTCTTGATATTCTCAATTACTTCATGACTAAGCAATATCTAGAAACTCTAGATATGATTTTAAATAACGGATCATTCCAACAGTTTAGATATACGATGCGCCGTGATCGTCTGTATCTAGATGTTGACAAGGACTTTCTACAAGAGGGTCAGTGGCTATTGATTGAGGCGCACCGTCTCGTCAATCCAAATGACGCAACAGAAATGTATAATGATATGTTTGTGAAACGTTATGCCACTGCTCTCATGAAGAAGCAATGGGGACAAAATCTCATCAAATACAATAACGTTCAATTGCCTGGTGGTATCTCACTCAACGGCAGACAGTTGTATGAGGATGCGATTGGTGAGATTGAGAAGATTGAAAGTGAAGTCCTCAGTAAGTATGCCGAACCACCTATGGATATGATCGGATAAGATGCCTACCAGTCCTTATTTTCCTACCTACTACCAAGGTCATCCTGGTGAGCAAAACCTCGCTCAGGATCTTGCTGACGAACAGATCAAACTGTTTGGAACAGATATCTATTATCTTCCAAGAACAATCTTGAAAGATAATACACTAGATGATATTATCTATTCTAAGTATCAAGAGCAATTCCAGATTGAGATGCTTCTACAGAACGTGGAAGGTTTTGGTGAGCAGTCAGAATTTATCAGTAAATTTGGTGTCAAGATTACTGACGAAGTGAAGTTTATTGTTTCATCTAGAAGATGGGATCAAGCAGAAGCACAGTACAATCCAACCCTCACTGTTCCTGGAAGACCAAATGATGGAGATCTATTATACTTCCCACTCACTACAGATATCTACGAAATCAAATTTGTAGAAAGAGAAACTCCATTCTACCAGTTTGGTAAAATTCAATTCTTTATTCTAACTGCTGAAATCTATGATGTCGGCAACGACAACCTTGAAACTGGAGTTCCAGAGATTGATGAGATTGAACAACTCTTCTCTAGTGCGTTCAAGCTTGTCATGGATCCTGGCGGTATTGGTAACTTTACAGTTGGAGAAGAGATCGTTGGAGATGAGTTCCTAGCAAAGGCAACATCATCAATTACTGGTGGTACTATAAGTGGAACAATAATCAGCGATGGTGGAGCATTCTACAATCCAGCAATTCCTCCAACTGTCACATTCTCGGCACCTCCAACAGGTGGTACTAGAGCTACTGGAACTGCCACGGTATCTTCAAATGGTATCGTGACTGGTATTTTCGTTACCAATCCTGGAAGTGGTTATACGTCTGCTCCTACAGTAACGATTGACTACTCACCAAAAGATAACAGAGCAGAAGTCAAGTCCTGGAACCCAGCAACTCGCACTCTTGAAGTCATCAACAGAACTGGCACATTCACAACTGCTGAGACAATTACTGGTATCACATCTGGCGCTAAGTGGAGTCCATTCACTTTTGACACTCTAAATAATACCAACAGCGCCTACGATCAAAATAGAGAGATTGAGGATACCGCTGACGATATTGTGGATTGGACTGAAAGAAACCCATTCGGTGAATTTGGAAATTATACAGGTAGCATCTGATGTTAGGATCACATTTTTATAACGAAATTACTCGCAAAAATATTATTGCTTTTGGTACACTCTTCAACAACATTACGTTGAGAAAGAAAGATCCAAATACAGGTGCTGTATTGGAAGAAGAGAAGGTCCAACTAGCATACGGTCCTAAGCAAAAGTTTCTTGCTCGCCTAGAACAAAACCCAGATGTTGGTAGAAAGGTTGGCATTACTTTGCCACGTATTTACTTTGAGATGACTGGAATTGATTACGATCCTACCCGTAAAACATCACCAATTCAAAAATACAAAACGATCATTGCTGATAATGGTAATGAAGTCAGAGTTCAGTATGTTCCTGTTCCTTATAATATGAGTTTTGAATTGGGGATCATATCAAAATCACAAGATGATGCTCTACAAATTATTGAGCAGATCCTACCATACTTCCAACCATCATTCTCAATCACTCTGAATATGATCCCAGAGATGGATGAGAAGAAGGATGTTGCGATTGTTCTTAACGATATCAATTATGAAGATGAATGGGAAGATGACTATATGCAGCGCAGATACGTTGTCTATACTCTAAGATTTACTGCCAAGACTTACTTCTACGGTCCTTACAGTCAGTCCGATATCATCAAGAAAGCAATTGTCTATGAAACTCTTGGAGATGCTGCTGTCAACAGAAGAACGGTCAAGAGAACATACACTCCAGTTGCTATTCAAGATCAAGATGGAGATAATGATGTAGATGCGGCAGATACGGCAATTCTAACTGCTGATGATAATTTTGGTTTTAACGAAGGTATAGAATTCTATTGATATGAGCTTAGAAGAGAACATGGAAGAACTACTCAATATTGAGGCAGAGGTTATTGATGAACCGAAGCCTGTGAAGGTTGAACGTGAAGGTGACAAGGAAGACAAGATCAAAGACTACGAATATACACGAGGGGAATTATACAACCTCATCAGCAAGGGTCAGGAGGCGGTACAAGGCGCCTTAGAGGTCGCACAGGAGAGCGGACACCCTAGAGCGTATGAAGTCGCTGTGAACGCCATGAAGCAGGTAGCAGACATGACTGACAAGCTTGTAGATCTTCAGAAGAAGATGAAGGATTTAGATGCCGAGAATAAGAAAGTTACAAACGTTACAAATAATGCCATGTTTGTAGGCAGCACAACTGAGCTTCAGAAGATGCTGAAGCAGATGGGAGGAGGCAAAAGATAAATATTTTGTTGTCTCCATATTCAAGCGATGGCAAAGTCACCTAATAAGAAGGGCAAAAACGGTTCTTCAAAGCAAAATCAAGGTAATGCTACTGCGAAGAAAGCAAAGAATGGGGGCAAGAAAAAATGACGCTCATAGCATTCGCAATCATGGGAATTGTTGAGGTAGCACCAAACGTCTGCCAAATTGATTACATGAGATATGTGGATGTTGCGAGTGTTAAACTTCCTTGCGACGTTGTGAAACTAAATATTATTGATACGAAGTCGGAAGATGCCAGTTCCAGCAACCAACCTAAATTACATCAGAAATGATGCGAACTGTGATCCACTAGCGACACAACCTGCTTCTACTACTGTAAATGTATTCAACGGAACAGAAGGTTGGACGGCATTTCAATACAAGGACTTCAACGGTGATTATGTTCCAAGAAATTCCAACAATACTGTAAGAACTCCTGGAACATTTCAAGCAAGGAACTACGACAATACTACTAGAACTCCTGCTGATTATCAACGTTATGACACAACAAATAATCCAGTATTAGCATAATGGCACAGTATAGCAAACACTACGAGGATTTCCTACCACAGGAAAAAACAAACTTTGAGGTAGTCATGATTGCCGACGCAAACGGCAATGTTGGGCCTGGTAGTTCTGGTTCTTCTGTATCTTTTAGTGAAACAGCAGTAGATGCTTTTGGTCGTCTCAAAGTTACCGAACCATTCACTCTTGGTGATTACAAGCACCTTTATGCTATTGACCCAAACTTTTTAGATAACCTAACTAATGGTGGCACAGCAACATATAATATCAATAAGGCTTGTGCTACTTTAGCAACCACATCAAACACCACTTCTCGTGCTGTTCATCAAACTAAATTTTATCATCATTACCAGCCTGGTAAGTCACAGATGATTTACAGTTCGGTA